GTATGTTGGGGTTGCTGTGTTAGGCACGTCACTGTCAGACATACACAAGAGGTATCTGTCACAGTTCTCTTCAGCTATCATAGCTCTAGACCCCGATGCATTACCCAAAGCTATGGACTTCTTTAAAGATTTGAAGAGTATTGTAAAAGATGTACGAGTATTACGATTGACTGACGATCTGAAGTATAAACATCCTAACGACATTGAAAAACTAACAGCAATAGGAGAACAAATAAATGGAAACAGCATTAATTCGTAGTTTAATGGACAAGGACTTCTATGATGACCATAGAGGTATCAAGTGTCCCGATAAATTATTTGGCAAAGATCTACGTAAGATTAAAATATCTGTAGATTATGCCATGCAGAGATACAACAGGACTGTCACACCCGATGAAGTAGAAGCACTGTTTATGTCAGGTAATCCAACCATGACTACAGCACAGAAGCAAGCCTTTAGTGATCTGTTCTTACGTGTGAAGAAAGAGTCACCACTTGGCAAGGACGTAGCACAAGAAGTCTTGTCTAAGCTATTCCAACAGGTGATTGGTGAAGAGATAGCTAACCTTGGCTTTGATTATGTGAATGGTTCACAGACTAGCCTTGAACCCTTACGTAATCTGTTGGAGAGATACAACGATGACTTCATACCTGCACTCAATGTAGAGTGGGCTGACATATCCATTGACAATCTACTTGCCAAGAATGACTTGGAAGCACGTTGGACTTTCAACATACCAAGTCTGACTCGTAAGATAGAGGGTGTCAACGAAGGACATCTGATTGAGGTTGGAGCTAGACCCAACACAGGTAAAACATCTTTTCATGCATCTATGATAGCAGGTGAGAATGGTTTTGCTAGACAGGGTGCTAGATGTATTATCTTATGTAACGAAGAAGCAGTACACAGAGTTGGTATTCGTTATCTGACTGCCAGTTCCAACATGAATCAATATCAGATCAAGGAGAATCCTAAATTAGCTGACGAGAAGTACGATGCAGTAAGAAAGAACATCAAGCTGTATGACTGCACAGGTCGTGACATGGCATGGGTCGAGAGTGTAGCTAAGTCATA